ATAATAAATAAATTTTTATTTATTATATTTAAATTCTGTTCAATTTATCGTTCACAACTAAAGGATTATTTTTTTCTAATATCTTCTTTTGTTCTTTTTGATAATCATAATTACATTCATGTGAGGTCGGATATCGATGGGTTATACATAATGTCATCTCTGGATTACATTTACAATTAAATTTAATCAAACCTGTCTTTTTATTACATACTTTACATCTATCACTTATTATATTTTTCTTTTCCGCACTATTTGACATTATTATCGGTAATTTAATTTCAGGTGACACTGCCACATCAACTTCATCTTTCTTTTTATTTTTAGGAATATTTATTACTGGTTTTTCATAAATTGTTGGCATTCTATTATTAGGTTAGAAGTTATTTATTTAAGTAATTATAGAATCAATTTTTTATAATGTTAATATAGATTTAATTACATAATTCCTTAAATGTTTCATTCCATACCTTCATCGCTTGTCCTTCTTTGATATAATCCGAATCAATCGCTTGTTGTAATGATAAAGCAATCGCTCTACATCTACATCCTTTATCACATGTTGGATGACCTTCATCATCTCTACTACCAATTGTTTTAAGCATTTGATTAGTAAAATTGGTTTTTGGTTTCTCGAATGGGAGAGGAGAACCATATGGTTGTGGAACATTTGATTTCACCGTATAGACAGAATACGGTGTTTCAACAGCCGATTGACAAACTTCATCAACTTGCGCTGGATAAGTAGCATTAGATGAATCATCCTGTTCTTGGTTTTTAGGTTCTTGTTTCTTGGGTTCTTGTTTCTTGGGTTCTTGTTTCTTGGGTTCTTGTTTCTTGGTTGCTTTGGATATATTCTTTGCCGGTGGACTAAATGCCTCTGTATTTTGATTAGTATATAATAAATATAAAACAGCGACGATAATTAAAAGAAATATTACAACGTCTTGCATATATCATTATATTATATAAAAAATTATTAATAATTGGAATATTTATTACATTCTGGATATGCCTTTTTCCATATATTATACGCATATACTGGATCAAAATAATTATTCCATGTACCAAATTTTAATGTTTTATCTATTGCAGCACATTGACATTCTCTATCGCATTTTGGATCATTTTTTATAGATTGTCTATTGCATTTTTTGGTATTTCTACGAATAGTATATATATCAGAAATATCCCAATTGGGACTATCATTAAAGTATTCAGTACTTGATTTATTATAACATATAACAAATAATATTATAATTATTATTGCAATCGCTAATTCGTACATATAAAATATATTAGATTTTATTGGCAATCAGGATATACCTTTTCTTTTATCTCATTCGCATCAGCTTGGGTTATTGATCCCGAACTTACTCCATCTTGTAAATAATCATTTACTTTACTACATTTAGTATCATCGTCTGGAATAATTACAGCATATTGAGCCCAATAAGGATACCAATCATAATATCCCCAATAAGGCCAACCCCACCACCATCCAAATCCTGAACCACCATAACCCCCTTGATAATTATTAAACCCTCTATTACGGTTTATTCCTCCATGTGGACCAAATGAATGAGATCCTGATCCACCAAACCCACCTCCATGGCCTCCACCGAAACCACCTCCATGGCCTCCACCACCTCCATGCCCGCCACCTCCTCCAAATGATTCTTTGACAAATCCACACATGTTAATAACCATGATAACTAATAAGGCAACCAAAAAAATAAATAACCATTGATATTGATTCATATATAGTAAAAGATTAGTTAAAAATTATTTAAAGCTATAGTGAATAATAATATTTATAATGGAAAACACACAAATAATTTCAATAGATGACGGCTGTATGGAATCATATCCTTGTCAACATTACGTTGTATTAAAGACGAATAATCTAATTGGTACTAAACTTATGTATATGCAAGAAATATATGAATTATGTAAAAAATATAATTATCCAGTCCCTATGCATATTGAATCTGAATATAAAATTTGGAATAAAATGTAAGATCAAATAATTTAAATATTTAATATATTTGATTTAATTTAAATAAACTAATCCTTGTCCGTCTGCTTTTAGTAGATCGGATACAGTGTATGCAGGTCGCATATCGTAGGGTCCAAAATTATCATCTCTGACTCCACATATATTACTAAAATTTTCTTGACACTGAACATATCTTCCTACTGTGTTTTGATTTGGCATTTTTCTGTAATATGGTATAGGATTGGGATAAAATGTTTGGGGAGGATTATAGTTTTTATTGGCTTGTTCACACTTAACTGTATAGTCCGGAACAGGTGAAATACCACTCCATGGCTGCCAATTACAATCGGAATAGCCACATACCAATTTACCATCTGCATTAAAAAAGCAATTATCGTAGCTCATTATATATAAATACAAGAGAAAATAAATTATATATGCCTATAATAATTCCGTCGCTATTTGATAACCCAAAAATACACCACCATGTAAAGGTGCTGCTCTTAATAATGCAAGAGAAAATCCTTTATACATACCTCTCATCCCTCCTTCTCTAAATACTTTTTTACAGCATTCAATAAATTTAATTTCTTTATTCCCATTCATTTGCATAATCGATTTAATTTTATCTTGTGGATAGATAAATACCCATGCAAGTGATCCTGCTATAGTACCACATAAAAATACTTTTCCATAACTTGGTTTGGGTTCATTAACCAAATAATGATAGGATGAAAAATATATTCCAAATCCAGGTGTTTCTCGAGTGAATGTTGCAGTGAGACCATTAAATAATCCTTTTACTCCAGATAATTTAATAGTTTTCTTTAAACAATCCAATGTATTTTTATATTCATTTATTTTATCATTTTGTAAATTTATTTTTATTCTTTCAATTGGGGCTACAGCAACAGAACACGCTAAACCAGCAAAACATCCAGCAATAAAATGATTCTCAATATGTTTATATACATAATTATATACACCGAATACTATAGTTTTCTCTAATCCAACACCAAATAATGGAGCATAAATACCACGATAGTATGCTTTGATTCCACCTTCTTTATATGTTTTGATAAATGCATCCCATACATTTTTATATGATTTATCAGTTTGAATTTTTACTCGAAGTGTATCGGCTGGATGAGATAAAACTACACCAGTAATTCCTCCAATCGTACCGGGAATTAGAGAATATAAGGATGCTAACCATGGAGTAGTATCCATATAATTTGATAAGTTTATAGGATAAGGTATGTAATAAATAAATCAATTTTTTATGGATCAATTATGCCTGCACTTCTACCAATTCCACATATTGATCCATAAATAAATCAATTTTTTATGGATCAATTATGCCTGCACTTCTACCAATTCCACATATTGATCATTTGGTTTCATTTCATACTTTTTCTCAAATCGTAATCCCATATCATCTACTAAATAATATTTATCACCACTTTTCTCAATAATACATCCCGGACCGCTGAAATGTAAAAAATTATCTAATGCATTCATCTTTAAATATTTTCCATCTACTGTCAAAATTGTTCTAAATCCATATGGTTGGGTAGCAACTTTTAAATCACATGTATTAAGAAAATTACATCCATCTGCTGATACATATAAACTTGTCGTATCACTATCCGGTAATTTTCTATCATTAGGTGAAATGTAAACACTGAATTTAGTATTATTGGAATTTATTACCAAATCATGATTATATCCCCATTCCTCGGTAATTGTTATTTTCACACAATTACTTAATTGAGGTAATTGCACGGTTTTAGGTAATTTCATGAATCCCAAATTTCTAAAACATAATTGTTCGTTTCCACTACCGGAACTCTCGAATTTCATCATCTTTGTTACAATCTTACCATTCTGTACACATTTCTCCACTTGACTATAATCACAATTCATTACATATATTTCATGATCCCAATCCGCATTATCAACTGTATCCTTATGATGATAATGTCTAGTAGGAACAAAATAACGGCCATCTTCACGCATGGAGTGAATATATCCAAATGGATGATATTCCTTTGATTGGTCAAGTATGCAGACCACAAATCCATATCCTTTGCTATAATAAGTTGACATTAATTCTACAACGTCCGGCGTGAAATTAAATACATCGAATTTAAGACGTTTTAAATCAGCCAATGAAAAAGCTACACTGGCTTTATAATTACCTACTTGCGTTACAGGTAATGGTTCTGCATCATCAAGATCGAAACTATTTGCAGTCGCAAATCCCATACTTCTAGCTCTACTAAGTGTTGGGAATAACTTATTTAAATCATGAAATAATGAAGTATAATCTGAAAAATCTACAAATTCAAAATCTTTTGGTTCGGTTATTGGGAAAGGTAGAATCATAGCAACTGGATTATTAGTTTCAACTGTATTCGAATATACAGTTAATTGACTCAATTTATTGTCTTTAATAACTGGAGCAATCCAGATTTTAGTACGAGATACTTCTTCAACTTCTGGAGGAGATATAATGCACATTTTTTAGGAATGTGAACATATATTATTTAAACAATGCATATTTCAATTTTTTATATAATCTAAATATATAATGCAAATATATTGGTTATTAATATTCATAATCGCTATTATTATTGTTTTATCTTATCACGGTATTAAAGAAAACTTCGATGTTAATGGACAATTACAGATGACAGTACCATTCACTCCAACGGTCCCCGATCTTCCCGAGGTTTATGAAGGCACTACACCAGGTACATTATTTGATTTCGATATTCATGAACCATATTGTGATTTTAGATGTCAATGTAGAGCAGTTGATAATATATTGAAACATATGATTGCGGATAATGTATTAACTGAAGAAGAAGCACAGATGATATGGAAACAGGGTAAATTTGATAACTGGTGTAGAGGAGTAGAAATATATTAAACAATACTTTAGATTTTATTCTGATAAAAAAATCTAGAGATATTCTATATAATGAACACATTTCCCAATTACGTTAATTTACAAGGAGATATTTTAGGTTTAATTGGTTCCCTACAAACCGCTGTAAATGGAACTCTACCTACTAGTGGTGTACGACCCATGGTAAATCCTCTACCTGGTTATTCCGGAAATGCAGCTGCCCCTGGTTATACTTTCTCTAATGATGGAACAAGTGGCATGTATTTAGTTGGAGCTGGAGATGTTGGTATTAGTGCTGCTGGAGTAGAAGTAATTGATATACAAAAAACTGCAGTTACATTTAATGCTCCTGTAACTTTTAGCTCACCACCAACATTCACCACTTTATCCGTATCGAATGGTACTGCTATAGCTCCAAGTTATTCTTTTAAGAATGATTCAACTACTGGTTTATATTTAGCAGCTGTAGGTGATTTAGGGATAACGGCAGGAGGTTATGAACAAATTGATTTAGCTTATTCAAGTGGTACATCTACCCTAAAATTGGGAGTTCAAGGTAAATCGACTATTTTACTTGGAAATAATACATCTGGTACAAATATTGATATTGAATCTGGATCAACATCCGGATCTCCTGCTGGATTTATTAAAATTGGTAATAATTCATCAACTACTCAAAGTATTGTAATTGGGAGTGGCTCATCTACTACGACTACAGTTGATATTGAAGGAGGTGGAGGTATTAGTATCGGTACAAATATATCAATTCCACAAACAATCACTATCGGCAATTCAACCAGTTCTAATGCTGTTGATATCGATATCGAAAGTAGTACATCTGGATATCTTAAGATAGGTGCAGGATCAAGTGTACAATCATTAACTATCGGTAACGTAACATCTGGTTCAACAACTACGTTATTTGGAGGTCCAAGTATAAATGTAGGTACTGGAAATACTGCTCAAACAGTAAATATTGGTAATACTATTGGAGCTTCTGCAATAGTTCAAAGAGTTGGTACAGGTAATTATTCACTTGATGGAGTTGCTACTTCAACATATACGATTGGTCCAAGTACTACATCTGGCAATATAACTATCGGAGGTACAGCTCAAACTGGTATTTTAACGGTTGGACAATCATCTGCAATTAATTCTATTTTAATTGGATCAGGATCAGGAGCGACAACAGTTGGTATTGCTAATGGTGTTGGAGGTAATTCGGTATCAATTGCTAACGGTGCAGGAATAAATTCAGTGAATATAGGTACAGCTGCTAGTGTAAATACTGTAACAATTGGATCAACCAGTAGCACATCAACGACAACAATTCAAGCTGGATCTGGATTAATTAATTTAACGCGAACAGTTACAACTAATTCATCATCCGGTGGATATATATACACTGGTATATTAACGGCTACTTCTGGAACTACCACAGCAACATTGAATGGTAAAGTTGGCACAGTTTCATTTACAGGGGGATTTACACTTTTATCAGGATCTTCTCAAACATTTACCATTAACAATAGTCAAGCCGGTTCAGTTGGATTAGTTTCATTGATAATTGGTTTAAATACTGCACAATCTGGAGCATCTATTTTAGTACAATCCGTTACTTGGACATCAGGATCTAATATAGTAGTTACTATATTTAATTATGGAGGTTCATCGTTTACAGCTACACCTACAACAAATATACTTTCAATTAGTTTTATATCATTTAATTAAATATTTTGAGACTTAAGCAATTATAATATCATAATATAATATATTATAATGTCAAATATAACCACTACGATTGATCCCCTTATCAAAAGTTTACAAATGACTTCAAATTATCAAACAATTAATCATCCACTTAATATTACCGGTCAATTAACTTTACCCGATGGTTTGGCTAATACCCCTAGTTTAGTTTTCGCAAATTCTAATAATACAGGATTATATTCATGTATGGATGGGTGTATAAATATGACCTTTAATGGAACATCTAATATAATGTTTGAATCTAATACTATTAATATTCAACAAAGTGGTGGAAGTATTGTTTTAAATAATGGATCTAGTTTAACTATCACCGCTGCAACTATAGCTAATAATGTCACTGTTACAATTCCAGATCCTGGAGTATCAACCAGTTTTCTATTAGGTGCTGCGAATCAAAGTAATTTAACAGGTATAAAAACATTTACTAATAGTTCCGCTGGTAACGGTATCGCTTATAATGGAACACTTACAGCATCGGGAGATATAATGCAAACTATAGAGTTAGATGGTCGTGTTGGAGTTGTACAATTTTTGGGTATAAATAGTACTGCATCAGGACAAGATATTTTAAATGCATTAGTTTTAACTAATTCATATGTGACATCAAATACTATAGGGAATGTAACAATTATAGGACAACAAGTAAATGAAAATGCCTGTTTTTGTATTAAAAATGTTACATTTGGAGCAGGAACAATGACTATAATGTTAACTAATTGTGGAAGTGCTATGACTGGTGGGGGTAATTGGGTTAAAATATCTTTTGTTTTATTTAATTAATTCGTTCATTTTTTAAAAATATTTAGATAATCAAAAATTTATGAAACTATTTTCTAAACATATAATATATATAAATGTCAGCAGCAGGTTACCATAGTCTTAATGCGTATCAAGTAAACGCCCTACAAGGTTTAGTTTCTCCTTCATCTGTTTCTACAGTATCAGTAAGTACTTCTCTAGCTGTTAATCAATTAGTTGGAGGTATAGTATCTTTTACTGGCACAGCAGCAGATAATTTAACAACTCCAACAGCAACAGCAGTTCTAGCCGCTTATCCATTATTGCAAGTAGGATCAACATTCCGTTTACTAGTTTTAAATAACGGAACTGCAGCAGCTACTCTTGTCGGAGGTACTGGAGTTACAGTTACTGGATCAGGCGTTGTTGGCACAGGTGCTTCCCGAACATTCATCGGAGTAGTAACTAACGTCGCTACACCAGCCATCACTATCTATTAAACAACTTAATTATTAATAATTGTAAAAAAACGATTATTAAATCAATTAAATAATTCCTGTAATAAAGATAATGGTTGATATACATCGCTACTATAATCTAAGTCACTTAATATACCTAATTCTACACCTTTAGGATAGAGTAACCTATAATACCATAAATCACAGCATGGAGGTTTAGGTGCTGTAGTTACATTATTTAAATTATTCAATAAATAAATTACACTATCATAATTATCATTCTGCATTCTTCCTGCAATACGTCTATATCCATTGTATTCAATTGAATAAAATTGATCATCATATAACTTTAAAATATTACTATTCAAATTATTCGCTAATCCATACTGTTCCATAACTAAAATTAATTTAGCACTTGGATTTGGCCTATAAGTAAGTGGAGTATCGTAATAAACTGGTTCAAAAGAACTATATAATTTCTTATAACTTCTGCTCATATATATAATATAATAAATTATTTTTTATTTAATGGCTTTTTTGCAGGCTTTTTAATATATGGTTTAGGTGGATTAGTTATATGATTTTTCACTAAATCTTCAATTTGTTCCAATGTTATCTGGTTTGAATCTATTTCTTTAGGTATTTTAACAAATATTTTCTTTTTATTATGCTCAGTCATTATATATGGTCCATATTGTCCATTCTTTACTTCATATGTTTTTTTACCTTTACTGAATAAATTTTTATCCTTTTCCTCTATTATTTTTATAGCTTCTTCCAATGTAGTTGTTTCATTACATGTATATTTTTTATTATCATAGGTCAAGTAATGTCCAAATTTACCCTTCTGTAATTCTATGTATTTTCCATTATATTCTCCTAATAAATTAGCATCTATTATTTCTATCGCTTCATCCAATGTTAGATCATTCTCTTTATCAAATGTATAATTTTTATTGTCATAAGTAAGATACATACCGAATTTACCTTTATTTACTTGAATTGGTTTTTCATCATATGTTCCTAAAATATATGGATACTTTAATAATTCTATCGCCCGATCTAATGTCATGTTTTCAATTGTATCTGGATCCTTTATTTGCCCATATTTATTATTTTTTTTATTTTTATCAATCATTTTAACAACTGGTCCGAATTTTGAATCTCCTACATAAATGGGTAATTTGGTGGTTGGATGATTTCCAATTAATGTTCCTAATGAATTATCCTTCATTTTTAATTTTTCAACTATAGGATTAAGATGATCATAATAATCTTTCAATATATTATACCAATTCTTTGTATTATTTGCTATTTCATCCAATTCATCTTCCATTTTTGCTGTAAATTGATAATCCATTATATCCGGAAAATTTTTCATCAAATATTCATTCACTCTAATACCCGTTTCAGTTGGTACCATTTTCTTCTTTTCCTTACCGACTAAAATCTCTTTAGTTGTTCTAGTTATGACATCTAATTTCTTCATGCTGATTATCTTAACTTGTTTCTTCTCTCCAGGTAAATCCTTAAAAACTACATAATTTTTCTTCTGGATTTTATCCATTATACTAGCATACGTCGAAGGTCTACCTATTCCTAACTCCTCCATCTTTTTATTTAAACTAGTTTCATTATATCTTCCATGAGCTCTTGTATAATCCTGTATTGCTGTAATTTCTATTGGATCCATTTTTGTACCAATTGGCGGTATCTTAATTTGTTCAGTAGGACTTGCTGAATCATCCTCTTCAATATCATTAATATTATATACTGCCAAAAATCCATCAAATACAATATTCTCTATCTTCGTCTCAAAATATTGATTCATTAATTGTTTATTATGTTGTACATCTATTTGCATCACAGTTGTTTTTATTTTTGCAGCAGCCATTTGTGATGCTATTGTTCTTTTCCAAATTAATGAATATAGTTTTTGACCTGCTGGATCTCCATCTATTTTATCAACAGAAATACTTGTAGGTCGAATTGCTTCATGCGCCTCTTGTGCATTCTTTGCTTTATTTGCATATTGTTTCTCACAATGATATTCTTTTCCGTATTTGCTAATAATATATTTTTTAGCATCTATAATACATTCATTAGATAAATTCACTGAATCGGTTCTCATATAAGTGATTAATCCAGATTCATATAGTTTTTGAGCAATATCCATTGTTGTCTTTGATGTAAAACCAAATTTCCTACCAGCTTCTTGTTGCAATGTTGATGTTATAAATGGTGGAGAAGGTGTTCTTGATCCAATTTTATCAAATATTGCATGAACTGTGAATGTAGATAATTTGAATTTATTAAATAATTGATCTATTATTTTTTCATCAACTATGGAAGCGATTTGTCCTTTAAATGGATCTTTAGTTGGTGTTTTAGTTTCATGCATAACTGTTTTTAATTTTGGAGAAAAAATACCATCTATCTTGAAATAACTTTCATTAGAAAATTTATTAATCTCATTCTCCCGATCGATAACCAATCTAACTACTACAGATTGAACTCTTCCTGCAGATAGTTGTGGTCCAATTGATTGCCATAATAATGGGGATAATCTAAATCCAACAATTAAATCCAATAAACTTCTTGTTTCTTGGGAATGAACCATATTATAATCAATTCCTCTAGGATTATTTACCGCATTTTGTATAGCCGATTTCGTAATCTCCGTAAATACTATCCTTTTCGCATTCTTCACTTTAAGAATATTCGCTATACTTTCTGCAATCTGTTCACCTTCTCTATCAAGATCTGCAGCTATAAGAATATCGTTACATTTATTATATGTACTCCTAAGTTCAGCAATAGCTTTTTTAGTTCTTGGATCATCTTTCAATTTATAAATAGCAGTAAATTTATTAGAAATCATTTCATCTAATTTATTTTTATCTAGTGCCCGTATATGACCGTAAGATGCTAATACTTTATAGGAATCACCTAAATATGACTGAAGTTTTTTAATCTTACCTGGGGATTCTACTACGACTAATGTAACCATCGAAATTATATAAAAAATAATATATGTTTATATATCTAATCATTAAATGATTCAATATTTTTACATAAAAGATTGAATAATTCAATGATTAAATAATTATGAACTATAATATTATCATGATTATTACAGTGCCATTTAATGTACCCGGAAGTAAAAAAGAAAAATATTATAGAATAGAAATTAAACAATCAATTATTCCAAATGCAGGATTAGGTGCATATTCAAAAGATTATATTCCTTTAGGTTCTTACTGTGAATATAAAGGGGTATTTGTAAAATCATATGATGAAGATGATTCAATAAATGAAAAAAATAAATTAAATGTTCTATATGCGTGGACTGTATACACATGGAAGGGAGATACTATATTGGATGATATCTATGGATATATCGATGGTTATGATATAAATAAATCTAATTGGTGTCGATATGTTAATTGCGGAGTATTAGATATATCAAATAATTTGCAAGTATTACAGAAGGAGGATAAAATATTCTATCAAACATTACGAGATATTATTCCAGGCGAGGAATTTTATATTGATTATGGCGATGAATATAGAAAATATATGAAATTGGATTATAGCATTTATAAAAGGTAAAAGCAAAAAAATTGACCATAAGGGGTAATTTTTTTGCAATTATTACATAAAAGCAAAAAAATTGATTTTTATTTCCCTTTACGGATATTTTATAGAAGATAAATATGTCAGTTATACTTGATACATTTGATAGACTTAATACCGATGAAAACCGAATTAAATTAAGAAAAGTATGGAGTATATTAGTAATGCTTTTTTTCATAACTCAATCTTATAACTAAAATGTTGTACTAGAAAGCTTATTGTATATTGAATAAGGGTAATTTATCTATTTATTATGGTATCTTTTAGGAAAGGTCAAAAATAGATGAATTAATGATAGGATACAATGAATCATAGAAAAATGAAGCAAAGATCTATCAATGGATGAAAAGAATGTTAATAATTATGAACCATTTTTTGGATGTTTTAAA